TACTAATGGTGTTTGTGATAGATTACTTATTTATAATTATGTAACTCAAAAATGGACAATTGCTAATGTTCAAGCATCACAAATTTTTGAACAGTTTGTAAGCTTTAACACAGTTGAGTTAATGGATTTAATATCTGAAAACTTAGATGAAATTAATATTTCATTAGATACAGATTTTTGGACAGTAGGACATTTAAAATTAGGTGCTATTGATGAAAATTTTAAAGCAGCTATCTTCTCTGGAACAAATTTAGAAGCTGAATTAGAAACTAGAGAACAAGAAATATTTCCAGGTTTAAGAGCTAACATTACAGGTATCAGACCAATTGTTGATGCTACTGCAAATGTAACAGTTAAAACTAGAAATACTTTAGCAGAAACAGTTACTACTTCTGCATCAAGTACAGCAAATACAACAGGCATAAGTCCAGTAAGACAATCTGGTAGATACTTTAGAGCAAATGTAAAAGTACCTGCTGGAACAGTTTGGAGTCATGCACAAGGAATAGATTTAAAAGCTAGTCAAGGTGGTGATAGATAATGAGTGATAAAATAGATATTGATAATATTAGATATTCAATTGAAACACAGGAATTTTTTCAAAGACAAGTTGAAGAAGCTGTAAATACATTAATTAACAAAAACAATGCTGAAAGCGATAAGGCTTTTAGTTGGTTTATGAATTAGGAGAAAATAAATGGCAGGAATAAAAGACTACTCAACAACACAGGCAAACAATACTTCTCTGAATAGTATTAATACAGCAGAGGGAATGTTACCTAGTAATTTAAATAATGCAATCAGAGCATTAATGAAAAATACTAGAGAGTGGTTTAACGATAGTCAATGGGTAGAATATGGAGATGGAGATTCAGCTTATGTTCCAGCTTGGGTTTCAACAACTCAATTTACAATAGCAAGTAGTGTAGATATTACTGCGATCTATCATGTAAATAGAAGATTAAAAGTTTTAAAAGGTGATGGTACTCTTGTTTATGGAACAATTACAGCATCATCTAACAATGGCACTTTACAAGCAATCACAGCAGCTTTTGATAGTGGTAATATAGGTGCATCAACAAATACATTAAGAATATTTATTGCAGCACTAAGTTCTACAAATAATTCAATACCAGTTGGAGTTATTGGTTCAACAAATTTTGCAGATGGTTCGGTAACTACTGTTAAACTTGCTGATGACGCAGTAACTACTGTAAAAATTCCAGATAATGCAATTACGACTGCTAAGATAAATGCAGATGCAGTTAATGGAACTAAGATTGCAGATGATAGTATAAATTCAGAACACTATGTAGATGGTAGTATTGATACTGCTCATATTGCAGACTCAAATATTACAACTGCAAAAATAGCAGACAGTAATGTTACTACTGCAAAGATAGCAGATGATGCTGTAACAATTGGTAAGATTGCAGATGCAGCAATAGTTGTAGCATCAGAACAATCTGGTCATACTCCAGATGATAATACTTTTTATACAACATCAGCATCTAATACTAGATTTTTAAATAAAGATACATCTGATCTAATTAACTCAGGTCAATCATGGTCAGCTTCAGATGATTTTATTGCAACAACAGCAGCTATAGATGCAAGAGTAATTGATCTTGTAGATGATGTAGGTGGCTTTGTACCAATTGCAAATGAAACAAGTTTTCCAAATGTAAATCCAGATGTTAATAATGGTGTAGGAACTATTGTTAGTGTTGAAGCTCTTTCAACTAATTACACAGCAAATGGTTCAGGAGTAGTTACAATTGCTAATGGTACAGTTGGTAATTCAACAGTTACATTAAATGGTTGTGGAGCTAATGCTTCTTTACCATCAGGTTTTGGTATCTTAGTTGAATCTACAACTACACAACACACTTACAATTTTCACAGATTAGTTCCTAAAGCTACAGAAGTTTCAACTGTTGCAGCAAATGCTACAGCAATATCAAATGTTAATTCTAATTCTGCAAATATTAATACAGTTGCTGGAAACTCTACAAACATAAATACAGTAGCAGCAAATAATACAAATGTTACAAATGTTGGTGGATCAATTGCAAATGTTAATACGACAGCAACAAATATAGCTGGTGTAAATAGTTTTGCAGAAAGATATAGAGTAAGTTCATCAAATCCCACATCAAGTTTAGATTCTGGAGATTTAGCTTTTGTAACTGGTGATTCTAATTTAAAATTTTATAATGGCTCAGCTTGGGTAGCAATATCACCTGGTATAGCAAATGTAGTTGATGATAGCTCACCTCAACTTGGTGGTAACTTAGATTTAAACAGTAATAATATTACTGGTACTGGTGGAATACCATCAGCTAATTTAACTGGTACAATTGTAGATGCAAGATTACCAACATCAATGTCAGGTAAAACTCTTACGACTGCTGCTGTAACAGGAACAATTAATGCAAATACTTTAACTGCTCTTGGAGATGGTTCAAGTGCAGATGGTAAGATTACACTTAATTGCTCACAAAATTCTCATGGTGTAAAAATTCAAGCACCAGCTCATTCTGCTGGACAAAGTTATACTTTAATTTTACCAACATCAGTAGGATCAGCAAATCAAGTTCTTGCTAGTAGTGGTTCAAGCACAAACCAATTATCTTGGATTACAGCAGCAGAAACAAAACCAACAGTAGCAGATGTATCTCAAACGATTGCTCCAGCTACTGCTACAACAATAAATATTACAGGAGCAAATTTTGTTTCAATACCACAAGTACAATTTATAAATGGTTCAACAGGTGCTATTACAAATTCTAATACAGTTTCATTTACCAATGCTACAACACTTTCAGTTAATGTAACTTTAGCATCAGGTAATTATTATGTTAGAATAGAAAATCCAGATGGTAATGCTGGAAGATCAACAAACAATATTTTAACAGCATCTACTGCACCATCATTTACAACAGGAGCAGGATCACTAGGTTCAGTTGCAGGTAATTTTTCTGGTACAGTATTCACAGTTGTAGGATCATCAGATAGTGCAATTACATTTAGTGAAGTTACATCTGGTGGAAATGTTTTAACTGCTTCATCAGGTGCTAATTGCAGTTTGGCTTCAAATGGTGTAATAACTACAAGTGATTTTGGTGGAACATCAACTGCTGCCACAACATACAATTTTACATTAAGAATAACAGATGCTGAAGCTCAGACAGTAGATAGAGATTTTAGTCTAACATCTAGTTTCGGTGCGACTGGATCTGGACAATTCAATTAACAATTTTAAGGAGATTTAACTAATGGCTAGTACACATTTAACAAGAACTTCTGGAACTTCAACAAATACAGATATATTTACAATTTCTACTTGGGTTAAAAGAAATGAATTAGATGATAATGATTTTTTTGTTTATGCTACTGGTGGAAATAGTGATGATAATTGGTTTCAAGTAGGATTTGCAAATGATAATAAGTTTATTATAAGTGCATATAATACAGTATGGTTAAAAACAAATAGAGTATTTAGAGATGTTAATGCTTGGTATCATATTGTAATTAAAGCAGATAGTCCTCAAGGAACTGCATCAAACAGATTAAAATTATATGTAAATGGTGTAGAGGAAACTTCTTTTACTACAGATAACAGAAGTAGTATTAGTCAAAGTCAAACATGGGGTTGGAATAAAAATAGCATTGTTCACTATATAGGTTCTAAAGCAGGTAGTAATTATTTTGATGGTTGTTTATCACATTTTCATTTTTCAGATGGTTATGCTTATGACGCATCAACATTTGGTTCAACAGACAGCACAACTGGAGAATGGAAAATAAATACTTCTCCTAGTTTTACACTTGGTACAAATGGATTTACAATTCTTAAAGATGGAAACACAATTACAGACCAATCAACTAACAGTAATGATTTTACTTTAGTTGCTGGTACACTTACAAAAACAGAAGATTGTCCAAGTAATGTTTTTGCTACATTAAATGTTTTAGAAAGATTAGGAAGTAATATTACTATTTCAAATGGTAATACACAATTTTTTAATCAAGCAAGTGATTGGAGAACTATAATAAGCAATTTAGCTTTTCCTAATACTGGAAAATTTTATGCAGAAATGCAAGTTAATGAAGTTTCATCAGCAGTTCAAGTTGGAATAATGGCTCAATCATCTTTTGTAGGTCATTATCAAGCAGATTTAGGAACACAAGGTGCATACAATAGTTATGCTTATATGAATACTGGACAAAAAAGAACTAATAATTCTGCTTCAAATTATGGCAATAGTTTTGGTAGTGGTATTATTGGAATAGCTGTTGATATGGATAATAAAAATATGTATTTTTCAAAAGATGGTGTGTGGCAAAACTCTGGTAATCCAGAAAGTGGTTCTACAGGTACTGGTGCTCCATTTACAGATTTACAAATTGATAAAGATTATTGTTTTGCAGTAGCATCACAAGGTTCAAATCCTAAAGTATCATGGAATTTCGGTAATGGCTACTTCGGAACAACAGCAGTATCTAGTGCAGGAACTAACGCAAGTGGTAATGGAATATTTGAATATGATGTACCAACAGGATATACTGCTTTATCAACAAAAGGATTAAATTTATAATATGGCTTATACAACAATTAATAAATCTACAGATTATTTTAATACTAAACTTTATACAGGTAATAGTGGAACACAAGCAATTACAGGTGTTGGATTTCAACCAGATTGGGTATGGATTAAAAGGAGAGATGCTTCAGCAGGTCATAAATTAAGTGATGCTGTTAGGGGTGTTAATAAACAATTAGTTACAAATAATAATAATGCAGAAAATTCTGATACAAATATATTAACAGCATTTGGAAGCGATGGTTTTACTTTAGGAAATAGTACAGATGTTAATAATAATACATCTCCTAATGTAGCATGGAATTGGAAAGCAGGTGGTGGTCAAGGTTCATCAAACACAGATGGTTCTATAAACACAACTTACACTTCTGTTAATACAACAGCAGGATTTTCAATATCTCAATACACAGGAACAGGTGCTACTGCAACTATTGGTCATGGTTTGGGTGTTGTTCCTAAAATGATGATTGTAAAAGTATTAAGTACAAATAATCAATGGTTTGTTTATCATCAAGCATTAGGCAATACTAAAAAATTAAATTTAGATGATAATAGTGCTGAATCAGTACAAAATAATTTATGGAATGATACAACTCCGACATCTTCAGTATTTTCAGTTGGAAATCATACTGGAGTAAATGCTAGTGGTGCAACTTATATAGCTTACTGTTTTGCAGAAAAAACTGGTTACAGCAAGTTTGGTTCTTATACTGGTAATGGAAATGCTAATGGAACATTTATTTACACAGGATTTAAACCTGCTTTTATTATGTATAAAAAATCTAGTGGAACAGGCAGATGGACTATGGAAGACAACAAAAGAGACCCATTTAATGTAGCAACACATGGTTTAGAAGCTAATGGCTCTACTGCTGAAAATACTGGTTCAAATTATTGGGACGTAGATTTGTTATCAAATGGTTTTAAATTCAGAACTACTGAACAAGAAACAAATCAAAGTGGTCAAACATTTATCTACATGGCATTTGCAGCAGCACCCCTAGTAGGAACTAACAATGTACCATGTACAGCTAGATAATTATGGCTAATCAATATAAATTTAAAGGGGTGGCTTTAGCTACAACTAATGAAACTTCTTTATTAACATCAGGATCAAAAGAAACCTTAATTATTAAATCAATTAGAGTTACAAATAATACAAGTAATACTCCAACATTTTCACTAGATGTTTTGGATAGTTCTGCAAGTAATGCAGAATTTACTATATTAAAAACACAATCACTTGCAGCTAATAGTTCTATTGAAATTTTAACAGTACCATTGGTATTAGAAAGTTCAGATCAATTAAAAGCAACAGTAAGTTCATCAGACTCAGTTCACATAGGTATTAGTTATTTAAATATTACATAATGAAATTAGTCAATATACCATCATCTAATTTAGATGATGTTTGGTCTTTAGTTAAAAAAGATATTAGCGAAGCTCTATCTTACTCAGGCAATCATACAGACGCACAGTTTGTTTATGATTGTATTAAGGAAAACAAAATGCAGCTCTGGGTTATTTGGGATAAAGATAAATCTACAACTCTTGAAAAGTATTATGGAGTTGTTGTTACAGAAATAGTTAAAAGAAAATTAATACAGTCTTGTAATATATTTATAGTTACAGGTAGACAAAGACAAAAGTGGCAACATCTAATAAGTGTCTTAGAAGATTTTGCTATTGAGAACAATTGTACCAACATGGAACTTTTTGCAAGAAAAGGTTGGGAGAAAATTATGGAACAATTTGATTATAAAAAAACTCATGTTGTTCTTGAAAAACAAATAATAAACAAAAAGGAAAAATAAATATGTCATTTGGAGGAGGATCATCAGGTGGAGGACAAGTACAGAATACTACTGTCAATCCTTACGCACCTGCACAACCAGCTTTAAATCAGATTATAGGTGAAGCAGGTAATTTATATAATCAAGGTGTAGGAGCAGCAGGATATGTTGCACCAACTACTCAAACAACTCAAGGTATTGCACAACAAGAAGTTATGGCAGAGTCTGCTA